CACCCGAGCGCAGCATGCCGGACGCCGCGGCGCCAGCGTCCACCGCGCGCTCGCCCTGCTGCAGCTGCCACTGATAGCCGGGCGCCTGCTGGAAGTTGGCCATCGCCGCGTTCGCCGCGTCCTGGCCATTCAATCCGAGCAGATTGGCACTGGCACCGAGCGCCTGACCGCCGGTACTCACCCACGGCATCAGATCCTGGCGCTGCTGCGCAAGTTGCTGCTGCGCCTGTTGCGAGCCCTGCTGCGCCTTGCCGCCGGCGAGCGAACTGCCGATCAAGCCAACCGCACCGGAGGCAACGCCGCCGGCGACCGCCGCACCAACTCCCGCCGGTAAGAACGGCATGGCCTAGTCCTCCAGTTCCAGTTCGGCCTCAGCTGCGATCCTCGGCTCACCGTCCGCGTCCACCGCGTGGATGCAGGCGAACACAAGTCCGTCCGTCATCGTGCAGAAGCGGTGCAGGGTGCCGGCGCGGATCAGGATGCCGGTCGGCCCCGTGTAGTCGCCGAGCAGCGCGTCATCGGCCCACACCCGCATCGTGCCGACCGCCAGCAGCGTCACATGGTCTGTAGCGTGGCTGTGCTGCGCGATGACGGTGCCGGCTTTCGGCACGACGGCGGTCTTGATGAACAGCCCAGGCAATAACTTGATGTCGGCCGTGACCGGTTGCTCAGGCGCGCGTTTCATTCGCACCTCATGGATACAATGAGAGTCACGCGATCCGTCTCGCCGTCATTCACCGTCGAGTGTGTCTTGAGGTTATCGAACAACCACGCCTCACCGACCTGCATCACCACCCGCTCGTCAGCGCATGTGCTGTAGCACTGCGGGTTGGTAGCGAGCGGAACGTACGCCTTCACAGTATAATGCTCCGGGTGCCAGCGCCCGCGGTCGTCATGCGGCGCAACCTGCTGGCCGCCGGGGACTCTTGTGAGCAGCACGCCGCCGAGCGCCACCGCCTCAAGCCGCGCCATCAGGCCGAACACGATCGGTCGTAAATGCGGCAGCGCATGCCAAGCCGGATAGAATACCGGAACAAACGGTTCGACGTAGCTGTCCCGGCTCACCAACTCGGTCGGATCGCGGAACCGTATCCAGATGTCCGACGTGCCCTCGAAAGACCCAGGGCCACCCGTACGAGCCCGGTTCGCGTCCCACAACTCAGGCTGCCGATACAGATCCAGCATCAGCGGCAGCACCTCAACGCCTGACGCTATGCGCATGAAGTGCCGCATTAGCGCATCCTCCGCGCGCTTACCGTGCCGGACGCGGTGACGGTCGCGGTAAACACCGCCTGCGCCACCAGATGAACTGCGGTCGAGCCGGTCACGTTATACCGCCGCGTCGAGGTGTTCATGCTCTGGTTGATCGCCGTCGTGGGGAACGTGGCCGTGGTCAGCGTGTCGAGGCCATCGAGCCCGACACCGAAATAGGCGTGCGTCCCGGCGGCCGCGGTGAAACCGACATTGCCTGTCACATCCCAGTCGCCCGCGGTCAGTGTGATCGTGGCGATGGTGGCCAGCGCGCCGGTCGCCAGCGCAACACCGGAGCCGCTCGCGGTCATGTATTCGCCGATATCGCCGGCCACGGCGTCGGAGCCGTCCACCACGCCGGCCTGCAGCGTCGCCAGCCGATCGGCGACGCTCTGGTGATACTGCGTCCAGGCGAACGAGTGCTGTGAGCCGGTCGCGTCGGCCACGATCACCGGATCGAAGAACGGCGGCTCGACCACCTTCGGCTGCGTCGCCATCAGTGCGCGCCACCCTGGATATCCGCGTCCATAGCGTATAGCCTCGTAAGTCCGTGCGTGGTAATCCGGAACGTCCGCTGGCGGAACGAGCCGAGCCTGGTGGTGTAGACGCGATGGCGGGTATCGCCTGGCACACCTGACGACATGGTGCGCTGTGGCCCCCAGGTGCGGGCGCCGTCGTCGGACCATTCCAGCAGCACCGCGCCGGGCGACTGCGAGCCACCGCACTCCATCTCGATCTCGACGCGGGAGCAGAACGCGCGGTTGGTGCCCGCCCACAGCGGCGGCAACGTGGCCTGGCGGATGATGGTCAGCCCGGCGTCGGTCGCGTCCATCTGCAGGATATAGATCACGTTGGTGGCGCGATCGCCGAACAGGTGGATGCTGTTGTTGTCCACCGCGGCATAGGCCGCCGCCCATGGTCCGTTGCCGTCCGTGCTGGTGGAGCGCTCGTGCCAGGCGCCGCTCTGGATGTCGTAGCACAGCGTACGGGCCGGGCTGTCGCCGGTGGTCAGGCAATAGAACCAGTGGCCGCGATAGGCATGGGTCAGCGCGTACAGACCTAGACCGGGCGTCCCTTGGGTCCCGCCGATGATCGCCTCGATCGCGTGGGTGCTCACCCGCTCGGGGTTGTAGCCGTTGGAGCGGTAGACCTGGCCGTCGATGCCGAGCCACCACACCGACTTGTCCGCGCGACACACCGACATGGGCGCTTCGGTGCCGATATCGATAATACCGCCCGACACCCGGCGAAACGGAAAATCCGCCGTCCCGGCATCATACCATACCTCAAAGCCGCCCTCGCCGATCGTCCACAGCTGGCCGCGATGCCCGATGATGCGGCGGATGAGGTTCGGCCGTGCATCGGAGAATGTGAAGTCGAGCGCATCGAACGCGGTCGGATCTAGTAGTTTCGAGACGAACCATTCAGCGGTATTGCCGAAATAGCTGAACGCAAAGTAGCCGTCGCAGTAGGCCACGCTGGAGGCCCCCGGATAGTCCGGGTCGGTGATCTGGTTGAGCGGCGCGCCGATGTCATGGGTGCCGGTGTAGGAGTGCGGCGGCACGCATACGACCACGCCGGTGGTGCCCGCGGCGATGGTGACAAATGAGTTCCAGGCGCCGAGGCTGGTATCCGCCGATCCGATATCACCGAGGTCTTCGTCGTTATAGCCGCCACCCAGCGGAAAGGTCACGCGGTGGAAATGGGTGCCGCTGACGACATAGATGCGACCGGGAAAATCGTCGTTCATCGCCAGGATCGGCCCGGTCCCGACGTTCAGGAAGTACTGCAGCGTCGGCGTCGAGACCAGCAACGCAGGCGTGCGCGCATCGTCCGGCGCTTTCTCGGCCATTACATTCAGCAGGCGCTTGGCCGACAGCGGCAGCGACGGGTGCTGATAGCTCTCCAGCGGAAACGGAATGCGCCGCATGCCGGTCTGCGGCGGTGCCGTGGTCTGCGACATCAGGCGGCGGCGCCTTCGAGTTGCGCCACGCGGCGCGTCAGCTCCACCACCATGTTGCAAAGTTCATGGATGGCGTTGACGCTGACCATGGTCACGGTGTCCATGCTGACGGCCAGGGACGGCTGGGTGCTGTCGCGGCCGCCGCTGCCGTCCGGCAACTCGATGCCGGCAACGTGCACCGCCTCGGGCAGCACCTTGGCCACGTCCTGCGCCACCAGGCCGAGTTCGGTCGTGCCGGGACGATTGGCGCGGGTGAAGCTGACCGGGAGCAGTTGCAGAAGGGTGCTCAGGCCCTGCCGGGCGGGCTGAATGTCGCGCTTGGCGCGCCGATCGGACAGCACCTGGTAGGCGGTCTGGCCGCCGACCGCACCGAGGGCATTGAAGCAAAGACTGTCGGACGCGCGCATCACCCAGAACTGTCCGTTGCTGTTGATCCAGCGCGCCTGATGGGTGCCGGTGTCATAGTCGAAGTAATTGCCGGTATCGAAGGAGATCACCCGCGTGGTGGGGCCGACAGACTCCAAACCGAAAGCGCCGACCGCGTTGGTTTGCCAGAATGCCGGCGCCTGCACGCTGCTTGCGGCGATCAGATTGCCGGCCGGCTGCAGCGTCATGATCACGCCGCTCGGACTGCCCCAGGTGCGGATACCGGTGGCGTTGGCCCAGCGGTCATACCAGTTCGCGCGATGAGCCTGCAGATGATCGCCGCTGCCGGGCTCGACGTAGATCTGCCACTCGTAGCCGTTGATCTGGCTGACGTGCAGGCTGTCGGCATAGAGGATGTTGCCCACGGTCGTATTGCCGCCGACCGCGAGATTGCCGCCGATCGAGCCGCCGGTCAGCGGCAGCGTCTGCGACCAGGAGGCATTCGTACGGCCATAGGTGGCGCCGTCAGTCGGTGCCTCGGGCACGCCTGACGCCATGTAGCTCTTCAGCGCCACCGCGGTGAACCGGCCGGTGCCGGACTTCTCGCACAGCACGGAGGACGCATCGGTGACGGAGCCGAGATCCGGCAGGTCGGCGACACGAATTGTGCCTGACATTATGAGGTCTCCAATGGCAGCAGGGTGTCGGACGTGGTGATCGGCACGCCAGTATCGGTGGTCAGCGCCAGCAGGGAGGCGGCCGGCGGAACACCGGGCGGCACATCGGGGATGCCGACCAGCGGCACGCCGGAGAAGAACGGCGGGACGAAGTTCATGATGCCGTGGGCCAGCACCGACGATTTCGCGCCGGCATTCCACAGCAGCAGGATCGCCCAGCCGCAGCGTGACGGGAACTGCGAGAAGGTGCCGGTCGGCAGATAGAAGTCCCACGAGCCGACCGCATCGCCCGGCGTGCCACTGACTGACTGCAACACGGTCTGGAACTGGGAATAAGGATAGCCGTAATCCCACCAGCCGCTTGGCCTGGCGGCATAGTCGCTCCAGATCACCAGTTGAGTGGCGGGTCCGTCGGCATCGGTGGTGAGGTCGATGGCTGGTGCGTCCGGTGTGTCCTCGTAGACGACGGCGGCGTTGAGTGTGAGGCTTTCGGAGACCGACAGCACGATATCGCGGCGCGCTAGGTGGACCGGCGAGGTGCGCAGATAGGGCAGGACGAGGGATTGATGCATCAGCCAAGCCCCGCAGTGAAACCGCCCGGCACCGCGCCAGTGAATGCTGTTGCCCCGAAGTTCGCTGTCGTGACACCGCCCGTCGTGCCGTTGTGAAAAACCCCTACCATAGCGAAGGCCGGCTTGCTGGCCGATACAATAGCCGAGACGTTAATGCCGCCCGTGCCAGTCGCCGGATTGGCTGTGCCGCTGGCGTTCCAAAGTCCTCCCGCCCCTTTCCGTAACCACAGCAGCCCCGCAGTGATGTCCAGCGCCATGCAATACACGTCGCCACTACTGAAGTTTCCGAACGCTATGCCGGTGTCGGTGTTGCCTGCGTATACATGACCGCCGTTGGACGCGCATGAAATCATTGTTGCGGCGGGCTGCGAAGCTGTGAGACCGGTGGTCGAGTCACTTACCGCGACAAACGTATATACATTCAAGGCTACTAAGGTTGTGATAGTGTTTTCCCAATAGAATTTCCCGGCGGTCACGTGGGCAATCGAACGCACGCAGCCGCTCACGCTGGCGGTGGTCTCAGTGACCACCAGATTACCGCCGCTAAGAGTGACGTTGCTGCTTTTATCCGAAGGGTTCCATGTGGTAGGCACGAATGCCACCACAGCACTACCAGCCGCCGCCATGATGAGAGCGCGGACGCTCATGCCATGCCCTTGCCCATGAGGAAGCCGTTCCAGTTGGCACCTGCGTCACCGGTATAGAAGCCGAGCACATCGCGCCCGGCGGCGGTCAGCGTCGGCGCGGCGCCGCCCGGCCATCGCACGTTGGCCCACCAGGTGATCGCGGCGCTGCCGCCGTTGGTCAGGTTCAGGATGAAGCTGGCGACGGCACCAGCCGCCGGCACATTAGACACGGTGAGGGTGGTCGCGCCTGAGATTGTCTTGGTGAACTCACTGCCGGTGTTGAGGTCGATGTTGTTCGCCGCCATGACGGAGCGTGTTTCAAACACTGTGCCCGTCGTCGTGCTATCGGTAACAAGCCCATATGCTGCAAGTGCAGCGATCTGCGACGCCAGCGCGGCGTTGCTGCCCTTGGCGCCGGTCACGGTGGGCTTGGTTGCTGGCGGCGTGGTGCCGTTGACCCCGATCCCGCCAGCCACGGTCAAGTTGCCTGTTTCAACCGAAAAACCTCCTGTGTTCCACAGGCCAAGCCGAGTCTGTGTGCTCGTGCCGGTCGCCTGATACCAGGCAAACGATACTATCGAGCCTGAGTT